TAACCACGACACGCTGACGTCGCTAGGAACAGACTTGAATCTCTCGCGGTCACGGGTTCTGCCGCTCGCCAATGGAGTCCGCTGCACCGGGTCGACGTGCTGGAGGCCGTATCCCTCGCGCAGGGGGAGAGGCAGGCCCTTGGGGTATTCGATAGCCATTAGCTCCCTCTGCGTTGCAAGTTGGTTCGACCCCGGAGGGCCTTGATGTAACGACCATCTCCATCGAGGTCTTGCAACAGGACGTCGATGACCATCTTGCCGTCCTCCATGCGAGTGCTGGCGGTTGCCTGCTTGGGCTGGCCGCTGTTGGTCACGTTCACATCGACCGACATCGCGTCGTCTTGGCCTTGCTGGCCCATCATCTCGGCCGTTTTCTTGCGCGACGTGATCCGGGCGGGCCCCTCGACGATCTCAGGGCCGTATTCGCCGGCGATGCCCCATTTGCCTGAGGCGATGCTGCCGCCTTTGTCGAACAGACCAGAGAAGTTCGCTGCTGACGCGAGGGACTGGCTGAGGGCGCTGGTCGACGCTATACCTGCCATCGCGGGCGCGGAGTTGGCACCGAACGACGCGAGTGACGCCATTGCCGCCGCAGGCGCATATGCGGCCGCGATAGAGGCGCCAGTAGCCGCTGCCGTCGCCGCGGTAGTGGCCTGCGTCGTCTGCCCAAGAGCTAGCTGTACCGCTTGATAGGCCACCCACTGCGCGGCCATCTCGCCCAGCGACTGCACCAGCGTTCGCGTTATGCCGTCGAAAAGGCTGTACATGGAGTCGCCGAAGCTCTGGCTGTCGAAGATCATCGACTCAAAGGCCTGGCCGAAGCCACGCTGGAAGTTCTCGGCGGTATTGGCTGCCATGGCGTCAAAGTCGGTGAAGGCGGTCTCGGCGCTTGTGAGCCAGCTCTCCCACCCCGACTGATTTTGAGCGCCGGTCATGTCGCGAGGCCCGATCTGCGAGGTGAAGCCACCGCTCAAGCCGCCAGCGACGCCAGGGCCAGACCCGTAGGCCTCAGAGGGTGACTGCTGGTTGCGCTGGGCATCCTGCAGTCGTTGCCAGGCCTCGAAATATCGGTCGATGCTGATCTTGCCCGACATGAGAGCGGTCTGGAGCAACATCTGTTCTTGGCGGAATTGCCGCTGCGCAGCTTCGACAGGGAACAGGCGATCCTCGAGAGTGCGCAGAGAGTCAGCGAACTGCTCGGCCAGGCGGGCGGCTTCTTTCTGGGCATCCGTGAGGCCTTTGGCATCGCCGGCCAACTTTCTAATGCCGTCGCTAGCTGCGCCTGCAGCAACATCCGTCTCGAACAACCAGTCATTGAGCGTTTTAAAGCTCCGGCTGCCGATCTCTTTTCGCGTTTCAGACAGCTCCTGATTGATTGACTTGATACGTTCTTGCGCCTCGGCAACAGCCTGAAGGCCTCTCACCTCAGCACCCACTTGCCCTCCAGAGAAGCCCAGAACCCCGCTGCCTGTTTGTTCCGCCTTTAGGTTGGCTAGTTCTTGTCTAGCTGAGGCCGCCTTCAGAGTGGCCTCCTCAAGATCGTCAGATAGGCGGCTCACTCGGTTGTTGAGCGCCGCATCTGACAGGTCGTCAATCTCGCCGCGGAGCTTCTCAAGCTCGTCGGTCGAGAGCCCCGCTTGGCGCTGCACAAGGCCAAGCTCTTCGCGGAAGTAGTAGAGCGAGCCTACTGCGATAAGTGTGATACCAAGCGGGCCGCCGACAAGCGCCATAGCCGTGGATAGACCTCTAGCGGCAACACTCGCTCGAGCCATTGCGGCAGTGGATGCATTGGTGGCGGCGGCGTGAGCGCCGGCAGCCTGCGTGGCGCTTACGCGAGCGGCCGAAAGCTGGGCGAGGGCGAAGCCGTGCGCATTGGTTCCAGCCGTGGCGCGGGCCTCAAGCTGAGCCGTGCTAAGCAAAGCCTTAGCAGACGCCAGTTCTGCACCAGTCCGGCGGGTCACCGCAGAGGCCGCTATAGCCTCTGCTCTCGCATCTGATATCGCAGCAGCGGTGTTGGCAGCAAGCCCTGCCGCGCTGCTGGCAAGGGCTGCCGTCAGGCGTGTGCCGGCAACGACAGCCAGCAACTCAATGCCCGTAGCCAAGGCGTCAATGGTGTCGACCTGATCCTCGGAAAACGTCGAGTCCAGCGTGTCTTCCAGGCCGGCGAACACTCGGACGACGCCGGCGGAGATATCGACCATTTCTTTGAGGTTGCCGGTCAGACCATCTTCGCCGGTACGAAGGATAAGCCCCTCGAACGCCGAGTTCAGGCCCACCGCAGCCGATGCGAGGTTGTCGCTCATAGTTCCAGCAGCGGCCTTTGCTCGACCCTCTACGCCGCCAAGCTCTGTGTTTAAGTTGGCCACGGCGTCGCGGTTCTTGAGCATGATCTGGGCTGCTGCGCCGGCCTCTGACCCGAAGATAGTGAAAGCATCGGCGGCGGAGATATTGGCATCAGCCAGGCGCTGGACGACCGGCAAGAAGCCGTTGGCTGAGACGTCCACCTCTCCCAAGGTGACGCCGTAGGTATTCAGGGCAGCCGCTGCTTCTTTCGATGGGTTGGCGAGCTGTCGCAGAACGCCCAATAGGCCAGTACCAGCGCGCGATGCTTTGACGCCACCGCTTGAGATAACCCCAAGTGCTGCCGAAGTCTCTTCGAGCGTCAACCCGAACGATTCAGCGATGGGGCCGGCGTAGCTGAATGCCTCACCAAGCTGCCGAACGTCAGTGGTGGCCGATTGCGACGTGGCTACCAACACGTCGTTGATCCGAGATAGGTCGCTCACCTGCAAACCCATCTGGGCCATGATGTCGGTTGCCAGATCGGCAGCTTCGCCGAGATCCAGCATGCCGGCCTGGGCCAGGCTCAGCACGTCAGGCGTGGCCGCCAACACCTGGTTAACCTCAAGGCCTGCCTGCGCCAAGAATTTCTGCGCCTCAGCCGCCTGGCTGGCACCAAACACAGTGGTCGCACCAAGGCGCCGGGCCTGCTCGGAGAAGGCGGCCATGTCTTCCGCGGTCCCACGAGTCACTGCTCGCAGCGTAGCCAATTCCTTATCGAACCTCGCCAGGGTGTCGAACACTCTAGCGAAGCCAGTACCGACGCCGATCGTGGCAAGCGCACCGGCGAATCCTGCGGCCAGCGTCTTGAGGTTGACGAAGGTTTTTTCGCCCTTGCTCTCAGTGCGATCGAGGGCCTGATCCAGCCGACGAAGAGAGCGCTCGCCGCTGCGGCTGTCGATCACGAGCTCCAGGCGGGATTGGTAGGCCATCACTTTCTCCAGGCAATAAAAAACCCAGCGCGATGGCTGGGTCTTAGGAGTTGCTCGTCTGCGTCAGTAGCCGAGCCTTGTCCCGTTGGGCGATCCGTCGAGCATGTTGTAGCGCTCGACCTTGCCGTCTTCATCAAATTGGGCGACAAGGTTCTGCTGCTGCATGTTGGTTCCGAACGGCCCGACATGAACATAGTGCCAGGTTAGGGCAAGGCGGCCGTCTTCGGTGTAGTTCTGCCCCAAGGGCTGGCCAAACATCTCAATCATTTCTTGCTGCGTGGTCTCGCCAACTTCGATGCGATCAAGATTGGCTGTGTCCATCTTGCTTCCGCTGCTTGCGCACCCCACCAGAAGGACCGCCAGTGCCGCGGCCAGAATCATTCCCTTCATCTCTTTTCCCCTTGCCCTCTAAGAACTCTCTGAAAGACGCATCCATCTCGCGCATAACGCTGATGTACTCGTCTGCATCACAGGGTAGCACCAGCATCTGGGAGAGGGCAGCCATCTCAGTCAGCGGTATAGGGCGGATGCTGGCCTGCCCCTCCGGCCTGGATGGAGCCAGCAAGCGGAAGGTGTTCAGCCAGAATGCCACCCGGTCATCGACGTCGGGCAGTTCACCGGCGGCGCCGGGGCCGAAACGCCTCTCCAGCAGGGAGCGCTCCTTCTCCCTGCCGGCCCACTTGAGGTCATATCGGAGGGCGCTTACTGCTTTTTTGCCTGGGCCTCGATATCTTCGCGGCGGAAGTTCTCGAAGTCATTGGCCTCGGCCATGATCGCGCTGACCAGATCGGGGTTATCGGCCAGCACCTCGATAGCGGCGTTGACGCTGTAGGGGATCGCCTTGCCATTCTCGTCGGTGACTTCTCGCCAATCCAGGAGGATGCCTTCAGCGATGGACTTGTACAGCGAGCGCTGACGCTCTGCGGGTGTGGTGGCTGAGCGCTTTCCGTTCCGCTCCTGGGCAGCCAGGTAGTTCTCGTTGCCCGCTCGGGCGATCAGGAACTGGCCACCCATGATGTCGCGCCAGGCGCCCTGGGTGACCTTGTCGTTGTCGTTGCGTCGAGCATTGAATGCCATGGTGATGTCCTTATGCGGGCGTGCGGGTGATGCGAACGGAGTAGCCGGCGGTCACGTCGAGGCGATGCTGAGCGTCGAGCTCGGCCACCGCAGGGTCGCTGCCGGATGGGATTGGCATATCGCCAGACAGGTATGTCTTGGCTGTTTCGATCAGGTAGGTCGTGGTGCCATCGCTCATCTCGAATGAGGTGGTCACTGGGACGCGGGTGATGGTCTTGCCCCACAGCGCAAAACCATCGGCGGTGAAGGCGAATGAGATATTGCCCGTCACATCCAGCATGCCTTTGACCTGGCGGCCCGGTGTGGCGCGGCCGATGCAGCGCTGAGCCTGGTACTGGTTGTCCATGCTCAGACCGAACGTGCTGATGCAGGTGCCGTCCATCACGGCGCCGTCGACCTCAACGTCTCCGCCGTTGGTCGCGGCAGACATGACTGCCGTTGTGGTGGCGGTGTTGAAGGTGTCGCCGCTGGCGTCGTAGTCACGGTCGTAGTCAGTGCCGGCAAAGCCGATGGTGCCGGTGATCTTGGCCTCGGCCTCGATGGTCAGCTCCAGGGTCGACACGCGCATGCCGCTCATCAGGACGTGCTTGCCGATCTCCTGATAACTGACCAGGATCTCGAACGCCTTGTCTGCATTGCCGCCGGCGACCAGGACCCCGGTGGTCGGGTCCCACTCGTTGCAGAAGGCCGCGGCGATGAAGTCGTCAAACGACTGCGCCGAGAAGTTGAAGTTGACGTCGCCGCCGACCTCGTCGGACAGGCGGACCTCGTCGGTCTCCTCGCGGCGACCAAGGTTCTCGCCGGCGCCTTCGGTGTTGACGGTGATGGTGGGGCCGCCATCGGCACGGCGCAGAATCTCCCAGGGGTCGGTCGAGCCGTTCTCCCGGTAGGCGATACGGATAGTTGAGCCGCTGTCTTGCATGGCATTTTCTCCAGGCATGAAAAAACCCGCTCGAGGCGGGCGTTACGGTAAATGTGAGGCGGGCTCACATTTGGTCAGGCAGCGTCGAGCGCCAAGGTCATCTGGAGCTGGTTGCGCCAGTACTCGACTTCGGCGGCCTTGGGCGGCTTTTCCCAGCGGTGCCGGGCGAGTTCGCGCCCGGCGTTGCTGCCGCGCCGGTTCTGCTCCTCGAGGCGCTCCTCGGCGATCTCGAGATGTCGCCAGGCGTCCGGCTTTTCGCGCAGCAGGGCGTCGATTTGCATGTCACACCAGACGGCGAAGTCGTCATCCAGCCAGCGAGCGAAATGCACAGCGAGCTTCGGATGCAGCCAGGTGCCACCATTCCGGCCTCGCTGAGCGCGGATCAAATTGTGGGAAAATCCCACATTAAGATGCCGAGCCAAAGCGGCCAGGTACCTCTCGGTTTCGGGTAGGCGCAGCCATTCGGCCGGCCGCTTCCCAAACCGCTTGGCGATGTCGGTGGCATTGATCCAGCCGTCGGCACTAAACCGCACGGCCTGGCCCTGATACGGGAAAGGGATGATGTTGCTCATGGTGCGTTTTCCTTTTAGCAAAGAGCCCAGTCGCACAGAAACGCCAGCCCCAAGAGAAGCTCGCCAGCTTTTACCGGCGCTTCACCTGGGCTCTTTCTGAAAGGCTCTTGGGTT